CCGTCAATGTATCTTCTACAATATTCATAGCATAATCACTATCAAATTGAATAAGAATACTAGCAAGTTGATTATCTGATTGTAATTCATATTCTTGATTATTGGTAATAAAATCCAGCATATAAACACCTCATTTAGTAAGTAAAATAGCAGTAATATCTTATATACTTGTAAACTTTATTCTAACTTTTAAATTTCCCTTACCGCATAAAACGGTAAGGGAAGTGTTTATTGTAAACCATTATCTTCTCTATGATTTTGGTAATAGATATCTCCATGGTCTAAACTATTGTAAACAGAAGTAGAACTCATTTCTTCCTCAGGATTGTTAAAGTCTATAAATAATGAGGGAGGAAGACCTTGTTCATTACCAATAGTTGTATCATCAGATATTTCTACATCATCAGGGTTGATATTGTATTTTCTAGCATATGCTTCTCTTACAACAGGATCATTTAGCATTTCTTTAAGCATTTGGGTTTCTTGTTTTCTTTGTTTAGTAATATAATCTCCAAATAATAAATTTCCTGCTTTTTTCATATCAACCATTTGGGTACGAATATCATCTTTACCTTTATTTTCATCAGGCTCATTGATGTATTCTATTTCTTGAGTAATATCTGTAGTATACTCATCTATACCCATATCAAGAACTTCATCAATATCATCTTCAGTTTTAATACTGGATTTTATAATTCCGAAGTTCTCTTTTAAATTCTTTCCTTCATACCAAACGTATAATGCTACAAGATATGAGAATATTTGGTCATCGTGTGTGGTATCAGAATGTTCTACTTTACCATTACGCTTTACTTCCAAACCTCTCATTTCTTGATAAATAGAGGGAGAGATGAATTTATCTTTATGATAATTTACTCGTTCTCTAAGAATTTCTATAAGATGATCACGAACTATATTTGTTGATGTAAGACCATATACCTTTGTCTTACGTTTATTTCTAATAATTCTATTACCATCTGTAGTTTCTTCAAGAACTCTATCTTTGATTTCATAATATAGATTACGCTTAACTTGAGTTTCTAATAATTTGCCAATTACTGATAATCCATAACCGTTGTCTTTTAATATCGACGCAACTCGATATTAGATGGTCGATTCCATTCCACCCTCATTACAAGGAGTGACGAGATCATATGTCGTCCCTATTTCCGATATAGGGCCAGTATTTTTCTTCCACCATTAACTTGTGGTTCTACTCTCCCGCCAGGAGCTGATCGTTGAACGTGTATCTATTTAATAGATATTTCGCTGCTAAACTAGGCCATTTGCAAACTTTTTAAACCATCACGATTATCATCACTGATTGCGTTGTGGTATTGCAACTCTTAACAGCCTTTTCTAAGCAATTAACTCTGTTGGAATATAAAGATTACTCTTTATACTGTGCTTATTTACACCATTTCTTTCTACATTGACTATAGCGTTAGGCATCATATTAGTAACCAAGTATTGAACTACTCTTGCTAATTCTATATTAGAAATTGTATTACATTTTAAATCTGCAAATACTTTTGTAGTTTTAGAATCTACACAAGTAATACAAGAACTATCTTTAGATACACCACCAGATGGATCGACGCCAATGATAGGAGGATATTTAGGAACTAGATTTGATTTTAGAGGAATTTCTTCATAAATATTGAATTGATACTTCCCAAAGATAAGAATTGTCTTCTTAGGATCTCTACAGTATTTACGAATTCCATCTAACTCATCTTTAGTAAACGGATTGTTTTCTGATTCATCAGACCATTCAAGAAGAATTTCTCGACGAATAAGAGTCCAATCCCATTCTAAATCTCTACATTGTTTTTCAAACCATTTTTCATCATAGCCAAGTTGTTGATAGTTAAATTGAATATGAACAAAACTGGAGAGTTTATTAGAATCTACAATATCAGAAACTTGTTGATATGTTAGATCATACCACATTTCAGAAAATTTGCTTGAATTATTTAAAACAGCATAAGCATATTTTCCTTCATCATTAGTTAAGAAACCAGGCGTTGTTGTATATAATACACCATAAGGTACTAAGTTTTGTTTGGCTATTTCAATAGCCTTACTCATAGCAGGACGCATGTTCCCGTAGATAGTTTTCATAAAGGGAATAAATGCAAATTCGTCGGCCCAGAGTAAAGGGAATGTTTGACCACGAAGCAAGTTAGCTGCAGCTAATTCATTTCTAGCTTTAGCATAAGTTTTGATATTATTATGATTTATGGCGTTTTCCATATAAATCTGAGTATTCTGTACTTGCTTCTTTCTATTACCATCCATTGTAAACTTAGCATCAAATCTAAGATATTCAGGAAGTAAATCTCGAATAGCTCTAATACGAGAAAGGTTAAGACGAGAGTCTTTTGCTTCCTTGTTCAAAAGAGAAATCTGAGTATTTTGAGTTCTAAAGTTGTAAATATAAGTATATAAACAAGCAGCACCAATGGTTTTACCTGTCTGACGTGGTTGTAATAGCAGGCAATCAAAATTCATGATTGCCATATATAAGAATGCCATATTACCACGATTTAATAAGAACTTAGAAGGTTCACCAGAAGTTGGTACTCTAACCACTTCTCTAAGATAATACCAGAAGTTATTTCTAACTTCCATCAAAACTTTCATTTTATAAGTAGTACTTAAATTAGGGTCATGGGGATCTATATTAGCCAAATCCGGATCTAATAAGGCTAGCATAAATCTATTATTCTTAACCCCAATAGCTTTTAAATAATTACTCATTTCAATAAAAGTTTTATTAGTTGTAGATCTATGATAATGAACAGGTATTTGCTGTTCAACCATATTTATATCATTAGGCATTTTAAGCCTCCTTATGATACTAAAGATATTTTTTAAGTAAATGTCGAAACAATAAATTCTAGTTCGGTGATATATTATAGTTATGAATGATTAAGTATTTAAGGAGGTAAATATATGGAAAAAGTTAGCTATTCGGACTTATGCTTTTATGCACAACAAGCATTTAGGTATTTTAATACTAGAATAAATAGAATACGAGCTATACAATTAGTTTATGAAACATATTCCAAGTCAAATGATTTTGGAAGAGTAAATAATGGTATCATCACAATCAATATAGATAGAATAATATATGAAGGAGAAACGTTAGGATATACTGAGTTAGAAGACTACAAAGGAATGATTAACTTAGTAATCCTTCATGAGTTATCTCATATCAATCAGTATATTGATTACAATAGAGCTATTACCGATCATAATTATAAATTAGATATAGAATTGAGTAATCATTTTAATGCTATCAATTTCATGGTAAATAGAGAGGAAGAAATATTTACAAATCTTGGACCTTTTACATACAATATTGTATTAAATTCTCCTCACACTAAAAAATGTTTAGAAGATGCAAAATATAGAAATATGTATAAAATGGAAGATACAGATTCTTTGGCATTATATACTATTTTAGGAATGATGCCTAATAGAACAGATGAAGAGAAAAAAGAAATAGTTAGATTATTAAAAGATGCACCTATGGTGATAATAGAATATTATCCTATAAAAGGAAATAGAAAAGAAAAGTATACTATCTTAGCAAAAGATGAAAATGGTATATGGTTTGTAAGTAGTATTTATGAAATGATTAAATGTATGGGATTATATGGAAAAATAAACATATGGTTTAGTATAGATAGAGATGATAATGCTGTGACTATGAGTGTAGAAAGACTTTCTGATTATGAAGATTATTCAAATGATGAATTCGGTATCTTTCCTGTAAATAGAGTTCCTACAAACTTTTCATAAAGATTAGAGTATAGGAGAAACCTCCTATACTCTTTTTTTTTATTTAGGAAGAGAATATTTTAGTTTCATATCAAAAAGCATTTCACACCAATGGCCTAATGTAGTATCTACAAGAGCAGCTACATCTTCTTCTTTATAATGTGCTTTTATTTTTCTATCATTCTGTATATATTGCAATACTTCTTTAAAGATCTTGTTATAAAGAGTATTATAAACATGAGAATCTGCACAATTCTTTCCTTTTTCAAATACTAAATATGAATATAAGTATTCTAATTTTTTAGTATCCATCAATTTAGATAAGGTATTAGGATTCAGTACAAGAGTTTTATTTAAAATGGGAAAAGGAGTAAAACATTTATTTTTTATTTTAAAATCAAGATAGATAATGAAAATATTGTATAGAGTGGCTCTAATTACTTTGTTCATGAAATATTCATATTTTTTATCTGATAAAGCTATAACGGAGGTATCTCCAGTTTCTGTATTCAATATCATAGTTTTAGAATATTTCATAATATTTTCATATTCGCAACTATTTATAGTCTTTATATATAACAATTTACCATATTTCCAAGTATATACAAAATATCTAATTTCATTGATTAGGTTATCTTTTCCATTACTGGATTTTAATACTCTATAATATAAGAAAGATGATAATATTATTACAAGGTATAATAATATAAGCTCTATTACTTCTTTATTAGAAATAGGATCTATGTCTCTCAGGAAGAAATAATAATTAACTATAAACGGAGTAATTAATCCCATTATAAATATACCTAATGCAATGATTGAAAAGGCAACTTGTAATCTCCATTTACGTATTAAATGAGTTATTATTACATTTGCTAAGTCTTTTTGTATCTTTAGATCTGATATGAAGCTTTTCATTTTATATTTCCTCTAAATTAAAATATTTTATCTTTTATATCTTTTAAAATATATTGCTTAAGATTTTCATACAAAGTTTTATCATCTATAGGATTCATATAATTAGAAAGATCTGATAATACCTTTACTTCAGATTCATATAGAGTTAAGCTTATTTCATCATGAGGATCATTATTTAAATACCCACTAATGATAAGATCTCTTCTAAATGTCTCTTTAGCTCCGGTTAATACATCAGATATATCTTTATAAATTTTTGCAGTTTTAGAAAATACTAGATCATTAGATTCTATTGTTTCTCCATCTTTAATTCTAGATTCACAATGTTTCTTTAACCTATCTTCTCCTATATCTAAAATATATACATAGTCAGGAATATGGGTTAAACCACAATATAGTTTAGAAAATTCAGAGATATCCAAATTAAGAGAAGTACCAGTTCTATTAGTATAGATAATATCATCTGTTTCTTTTTTATATTTAGATATAAATCTTAAAGCAGAATCTAAAATAGTACCATTATCTTTAATATTATAAGCAATAGTAGATAATAGCCATCTATCTAAGATTAGAACATTTTTTTCACCCTCTAATAAATCATTCAAAAAATTATCAAACTCATCTTTCATATTTAATATCATCAAAGTCTGCAAAATATCTGTGGGGACATTTTTCCCAGGAAGTAATGACTCCCTGATTGTATGATACATTTCTGAACCATGAAAAGGGAAAGAGATTGTAAAGGCATGATAATCATTAAATTCTTTACTATTAGAATTAATATATTCTTTGATATTATTAGCTAATGTGGTTTTACCACTTCCATCGGTACCTTCAATAGCTATACAAAAACTAGACTTGTTCATAATCGAGATCTCTCCTTTTTATATTATTTAATTGTTACAGAAATATATAGATTGTATCAAAAAATAATAGAGTATACCCCTAAAGGTATACTCTAAAATTTATTTAGAAATAATTAGAAACTCCAAACATAACTTCATTTTGAATTGCTTCTTCTAAGGATAATACTACTTTATCACCATTCTTAAGACCCATGGTTACTGTAGTTCCATCTTCATTTAATTTAAATTTCTTATGATCTACATCAAATGTTTCTAATACATTTTTAACATTGCTAGATTCAGAAATCAAGAAACTCTTAATCTGTTCTTGATTAATAGGAACAATAAGTTCTGTAGATTCTGCCAAATTACCAAACTTAGCAATTGTATTGATTTCATTACTCTTACGATACAATTCAGATGAAGGATTTATTTTATAATAATTATGAGCACCAAATCCAACAGATTCTGTTGTTACAATACTGGTTGTATATGCTTTAGAATGGGAGGGGAAATATACACGGTCATAAGTGATCATCTGCATTCCCTTTACAGTCATTCTACCATTTTCATTTACAAGAGATCCAACAGCACGAAGAGAGAAAGAAGGAAGTTGTCCATCTTTTAAATCAGCATTAAAAGATTTGCCTAATTCATTATTCGTACCACGGAAATGTGCTTTAACAAAATTACCATCCATCCAAAGTTTAGTATACC